TAATGAGGATAGGTTATCCTCCTACTCCAGATCCGTCGGCACAGCACTACCTGTACTTTCTCAAGGAGGGTCTAGGAACCTAGACCAAACAAATTTTTATAATAAAGGGTTATGTGAAATTCTAGTAATTTGTATTTGTTGTTCTGACTTGGTGTCAATTATCTTACTATATTTTTTAATTAGTTCTTTGTTTAATTTCCAAAAATGTTCAAATTCTATTATTAACCAATCATTGTGATTTTTGGATGTATAATATAAAAATTGGTCTGTAATCCAAGTAAGTTTACTTTGAACACACATAAATTTTCCTTTACGATTAAATTTCATAAAAAGTAAATTTAAATCTTGAGGTTCACTTACAGACATTAGTTGATCTAGCCACGCATCTAAAACTTTACAGTTTCCAGCTAACACTAGATTAAACGGAAAATCAGCATAAAATTTACATTCGATATTCATATTACCAAAACTTTGTCCAGGTACAACATCACCCTTAAAGCTACGAATCTGACCTTCATGCAATACTTCTTTTCTTACCTGATTTTTACCACCGACATAAGCACCACTTCCTGGAGCACGTATAAAGCTTTCGTCATAAGTATCTGTTAAGAATTTTGCAACTTCTCTCTCAAATCCTGAACCTTTTGCTTTTTGTGGACTAGGCATATTATACTTATTTTAAAAATTAGATGTTTCAAATTTTTTACATTTATTACCGTGAAACATTGTAAAATGATTTTTGGCAACAATCTGCCCACAGTATAAACATTTTTTTTGATGCTCAGGCTTCTTCATTGGATTGTTATCACCTGAATTTTTTAGTTTGGTCATAGCTTTATTGTAATCACTTGCAGGAATACCATACATTGGGTTATTTGACCCTGTCATTCTTTCTATTAATTTTAGATTACCTTTCAAAGATTTACTAATATTTTCATTATGAAAATTTGGACGATTTTGACTATAGTTTTTTAGACTATCTGATCTTTTTTTATTTGTAGCATCAGAATGTTTTTTGCCATAGTGCGGTGACAAAATTCCTGTTTTTCCATACATAGGATTTTTAATTCCCAGTCTTGCTTCTTTTTTTCTTTGTCTAGTCTGTTCATTTTCTTTTACACCATAACGACTATATAAACCATCACCATTATGCTGATTAAAACTCATAGGATCATTTTTAGCATCTAACTCAGTTAAAATTACTTTTTCAAGGTTTTTAATAAAATCGGGGTCTCCTGTGTAAAGAATTTCATATTTCCAATCACCGCGATTTTCTAAAATTAATAGTTTTACTTGTTTACTAGAACAAATATATTCTTCATGTCTGTTAGGATTCCAACCTTTTCTTATTTTTGATCCTATATACCATTTTCCTGTAGGAATATGTATCCACTTATAGATATAGGGTATTGTATTATTATAAATATTCATGCTGATGCTCCTTGATAGCTTTAGAGTGAGTGGGTATTTCCAGTACCGCGACTCACAATTATTTATCAAGTTACTCAATTTCAGTGCTAGTGGCATAAGTTGAAAAGCCATTTTCTTTTATTACTTTTAAAACACTGTTCACTCTCATAGCTAGTTCGTCTTTATGACTAATTAACCAAATGGACTTTTGTCTACGGCGTGACATATCTTTTAAGATACTTATAGAATTTTCCATTCCAATAGCATCGGTGCCGTTATCTAGTAACTCGTCAATAAACAATACATTAATTGGACTATATAAATTTTCCCAAACATCACGAAATGCCCAAGACAGCGACAAAATTAATCTATTCATTTCTCCCCTTGAAAGATTATAGAAGTCCATTTCACGCCCTAACTCTGTTATTTCAACTTGTAAATCATTTTTAAATACAACCTGATGTGGTAATCCAATCTTATCTAAGTAATGTGTTAATCGTGAATTCAAATAACTTAAATTTTGATCAATAATTTTCTTACGTACAAAACTATCTTTACTTGTTAATAAATCAAGCAAGAACTTTTGATGTTCCATTGTTCTAGTGATTTTATTAATCTTATCAAAATTGACTTCCTGTAATGCTTGACTTTCCATCTCATTGATTTGTTCTTGATATGGATCAGTCTCATTACTTTTATCTTCAATCTGTTTAATAGTTGTTTCAATTTGACTGCTATGTTTAATAGCTTCAGCTTCAGTTTGATAATGTGTGACTGGTTTATCAATCACAGTAACTGGAACTTTTATTAATTCGTCTAATTGAAACTTATAATCATCAAGTAAATTTTTACTCTCTATCAATGAATTATATTTACTTTCTAGTACACTAGTATGCTGTTTATCATGTAATTCATGCCCACAAGCATAACATTTGTGGTCTTTTAATGTGTTAACTTCATTTTCTAGTTTTTTGTAATCTTTTTCTTCTTTGGCAATATCTTTTTTAAGACTTGCAACCTTACTATCATATGAGGTTTTTAACAAAACTTGTTGATTATATATGGCTAAATCTTTGTGTGCTTGTAATTCTATTTCAATATCTATTTGACTTAATCTAGTATATTGAATAGCTAGATTTTCTAAATCTTCGTTATGTTTTGTTTTCCAAAGTTTTTGTCTGCGCTTAGTGCTTTCAATTTGTTCTTTAACACGCTTATTTGCTTCTTCTACGGCTTTAACACGAAATTCTTCTTGTTGGATATCATCTTTGCTTTGACGTATGAGGTCTTTAATAACATCAGCCTTTTCACTTAGTAAGGTGATACCAAGTAATTGTTCAATAATAGCACGTTGATCGTTTGCTTTAAGTGCTAAGAAGGGTTCGCTGTAAGTATTAAGGGCGACAATATGCCGAAACATATCACTAGACATATTAACAGTGCGTTCAATGAAACTTTGTGTTTCCTTGTTCTCGCCCTGTGCATCATCCTGCGTTTTCTGTAATTTATTGTCAACATAAAATTTTAGTATGTTAGGTTTACGACCACGTTCAATCTTATAGTCTGTACCATTTACGTTAAAATCTAATGTAACTAACATACCTTTACTATTGGTACGATTTACAAGATTATCCTTGCGTATATTATTTATTGGTACACCAAACAATGCATAACATAACCCTTGGATTAAGGTTGTGTTATGTGACAGTATTTCGTTAGTGTAATATCTATGGTCAGGTGAATCAACGGTAATATCGTACATGTTTTCTTCTCTAGTCGAAGAAGTAATTGTGTGTACCTTTTCAATTCCTGATGAAGTTAATATATGTGATTTATAAGGAATTAAGTTTTTTACAAATATTTCTGTAGCATTATCAGTGAAAACAATATGATCGTCAGCACATTCTAGCTGTTTTCCTGTTTCTGTTTCTATTGTCCAAACAGTATAAGGTATTGTTTTGTGTATTTTGGAAATTGGCTTCCAACCAGTATCAGTTTCTATTTCTAAATTATTTAAATTTAGACTTTCTATGAATTTTCTTTTTACTGATTCAGAAAGTTTATGCATTTGTTGATTATTCCTTGTTTGTCTTTTTTGTATTCCGACTCCCAGATTATTAATACAGTGTACCCATCATCATTAAGTAACTTTATTTTTTGACGGTCATGATCCCATATTTTTTCTGCGGTTGTTTTTTTTATGACATCTGTAGCTTTAAATTTGTTAGGATTGGCATGCCAATAGTCACCATAGAACTCTATAATTTTTTTTTGTAGAACATCAATACAATCTATAGAGTATGACATATTGTTTATTCTTAATACAACCTCATTATAACCAAACTTTATATTTGGGATATTGCATTTTATGGATTCAAACAACTCAAGTGATATTTTTGAAAATCCACCATGTAATCCCGATTTTTTTAAAGAAGACAGCCATTTAATTTGTCGTTCGCTCCAAATTTGTAATCCTTTTTCTTCTCCATATTTTTCAACACATTTTTTTTGTGAAAATAAAGTTTGAGCTTCTGTAACTTTGTTTGTTGCTTCTTCTTTTGAATAGCCTCGTAACATCCAATACTCAATAGTACGATGACTATGTGCTCTTATACGGTTAACATTTCTGTTTTTTGATGCT